AAGTAATATTTCGAATGAAATTGGTAGAAGATAATAGATTTTTAAATCAAAAAGACACTAGTGGTAATTTTAGGAACAAAGGTGGTTATAAACTTTCAGATACAACAAAAAGCAAAATGAAAAAAAGTATAAAAATTTAGTAATTTTTATCTTGGAGGGGATTTATTTCATCAAAAGATAAGAATGAATCCGAACCTTCTGGAAAGTTATCTGTTCCAGATTGTAATACTTCATTGTCCTGTAGTGGATTGATGTCAGCGGGGGCATAGTTTTCCGTCACAAGTATTTCACCTGCTTCGCCAATCAACAAATTGCCATCTTCATCTCTTAGCGCATAATCCAGAATATTCAGAGAGAAGTTTGTTTGTAACTTATCAATCGCTTCAATACCAGTCGAGAGTTTTTCATTAGCATACTCGAACAACTCAACTGTTACTTCCCACGTTGGTAATGTTCCTAATGGATAGAAAAACTCCTGCTTCTTGACATACATGATCTTGAAGCACTTCTCATTTAGAGGAAAGTAAATCAGATCACCTTCATTAGGTCTTTGTAATCCAGTGTATGGTGTAATCTCTTGTAGAAATGTTCTCTGCGCTATAGAGAAGACTGCCTGGTCTCTAATCTGTAGACCAAACTTAGACATGAACGTTCCATCACCCTGGAAGCCATCAAACGACTTAATATAGATGTCAATATTGATTGCTTTATTGTACTCAGAAATTGCATCCTCACCATACAGTCTATCGTAGCGCTTAAGTTCACGAGGAATGTACTGCATCTCCTCGCCATAGATCTTGATTGATTCTATGACTAGATCATGCAGTAGATTCTGCTCATTTTCGGCATCAAAATTTCTGAAGTACAGATTAGGCATTATTTCTTTTCTTCGTACTTTTTCATATGACCAACAATAAAGTGAGGAGGAATCGGTTTTTTAAATCTAACTTCTGTACCAGTATAGTAAATGTGTCCAGGTTTATTAGGATTCTTTTTCTTCCATCTTTCGTATTCGGCTTTAGATGTCATTCTGGTTCTAGCATCAACGAGATCATTTGTTTCGTCATGTGCTTGAGTATTTCCACTCATGTTATGATCCATATGTTCTTTCGCCCAATGCATAGGTATTTTCATTTTAATTACTGAACGCTCGTGATGCGGCGTAGTTGTTGCCTTAGCACCAGCTCTTCGAAAATTAGCTTCACCGCCTGTACCAGACATAGAAGCATAAGCGTGAGCTGTATGTGGATCATGAGTGACAGAAATCATGCCAGTTTTGGGGTCTGGTCTGTTTAATCCATGTTTCATTATATTTGGAATGTTGCGCTCGTGGGTTCCGTGATATACTATCATATGATCACCGTCCTGGTGCCAACCGGGATTTGCGTGCTTATCAAATGGAAGTTTTTTATTAGTATCTTCTAATAAGAATTGCTTAAATGTTAACATAATCCCTTTAGTCCTTTTAACTATTTATTATTTCAGTGAAAAAACGTATTGATCAGCATCCCAAAGCTTTTCATAGCCGTTCATTTCCATAATATTGGTTTCGCTTAACTCCTTGTTTAATAAGGGCTGTATATCTAAAAGTTTTTTCTTCTGAGTTTTATACCTACTGAGAACATCATTACCGTTCGACCATACATAACCAGGTTTAGTAATATATTCCAAGTTAAAACCTGACTTTACATATATCTGTCCGGAAAATAATCTTCTATTTGCATAAGATATAATCGAGCCATTTTGTTCTGATCTAAATGCTTTTAATAGTTTCTGAAAAGATCCCGATACAGTGGTGTTTAACTTATTAGCAAATCTCAGTAGTTCATAGTCGTAAGCTTTATTAAATCTCGGTGTACCAAATGACATACAAGAAACTAGTTCATTATCATGGTATAAAGCATAAGCGACTTTTGCATTGCATGGTCCCTGTAAATGATTAGTTTTGAAGAAATCATTTGCTACTTTTATATCAATTTTAGCCAAAATACAATTTCTAGCTCCTAATATCAAATCATTACATCCTAATCTAGATTTAATGATCGATTTTATTATATCCTTAGAATCTTCCCATTCATAGTCGGTCACCTGAAACAGCTGTATTCCTTTACTTTCTGCTAGTGTTTGTTTATCGTGGTGATAAAACTTTCCCCCTTTTTAAATGCCAATAAGTACCATTATACTCTATACCAAAATGCTTTTCTGGAATATGGATATCTATTTCCATATTTTTACCATCCATTCTCTCTAGAATTGTTCTGTCTCTCTGGATAACGGACAGTCCTAGTGAGTTTATAAAATCCTTTATTTCTAACTCCCCAGTTGACATAAAACCTGGAAATATTATATCATGTCTGCATCGAGTATGCGGTCATGTAACAGTACTCGAGTATATTTGAACAATCTAATCCTTTAAAACTTTCATCAAACGGAACTTTAGCTAGAAAACGACCTGAAACTCGTTTTCCCGATTTAATGTTTTCTATGGTTTTTATTACGGTCGGGTGATAAATAGACATACTGGTGCTTCCAATAAGCATTAGAGCGGTTGGAGATGGGGATCTCGCGAACCGCATATGTGATGTTCTATTTATTGAATCATTTTCTATCAGCCGATAAAATCTGTGCTAGGTAATGACCAGCTATTAATCAGTTCGTATTCAAGATCCTTCTTTTCCTGCATGGCTTCTTCATAGATTTGTTGACCATTAAAAGAAAGACCGCCAGGTAGTTGCATGTTTTGATATTTCTTGATGTTGTTACCCCACTGTAGTTTGATCAAACAAGTGGCATATCTAAGCAGCCATCTGTCTTTCCAAACATCTTGAAACACACTTGGATCTACAACTTGATAAGCCTCTGCTACAATGAAGTCACCAACGTCTAGTCTTGTGAAGTCAGTATCTATATAAAGCCTATTTGCATGTCTATTGTATCTTAATGGTTGTTGACCGACGAGCATTTGTTCAAGAAACTGAATGTGAGTCATTGCCATAACGTAAGGGACCATGGATACAGACGTCAGAGTATACAGATCGTTTAGTGCAATCTGATACCGAATATTAAACATATTAGAGCTATTGTATGTCTGCCATAGTGGAAATAGATTGATTACCCCGATTACATTCTCTGGTACCGGCACAAAACGATCTTGCTTTACTTGTTCTGTGATTTCGTACTTGTAGAAGATCTTTTCGGTAGCATCGAAATGATAATCAGCATACAACGATAATGCTTCATCAATACGATCTTCAACTTGATCTTCGTCAATGTTGATTTGAATAACTGGGTGTCCAAGTGCTCTAAGACAGTATGCTTTGAACTGTTCTCTATTTGTAGGTAATGCCATATCTTTTCTCCTTACCTACTATTTATTTTTATAGTAATAATCTCTGGCTTTTGAATCTTGATCTTTATCATCTCGTTACTTCTGGTGTCACTGTTGCTATACCCTCGACGTAGCGGATTCTTGCGCCAGAAGTATTTGCGACTTCCAAATCATAAACATAACGCCCGGCAGCAATATTAGCCGTAGCATTTGCCGTCATCGAAAGAGTAGCTATACCGGTATTAGCCAGGTTTACAGTTATTGTGTACTGTGTGTTTGACGTATATGATTTTCTGATTTGGGAATTTGCTGTGTATCCCGTAAAATCAATAGGATCTTCATTCTCGTCTATGAACAAGAATTGTTGTTCGAATGTAGCACCTTGGTCAATTGTTATATTAACTTTCTGTGCCATTGTCTCTAAGTTGACTTTCCACGTTTGAAGTTGAGTTGTTTACTTGATCTTGAATCTTAGAGATCAACCGAGCTACTACATTGAATGGTAGTTGTCCTAGTGCCTCACCGATAATTTGAATCTCGGCTGCTGTTAGGGTAAGCGTAAATGTAGTATTGTTGTCCATAATAAGTCTCCTTAGTTGAGTTTTGATTTAAGCTCTTAATCCGTGAATGGATATTGAACCGAGGTTGTTTGCAAACGTTGAGGAATTCCAAAAGAATCTTATTCTATTAAATCGCGTAACTCCATTCACAACTCCACCGCCGAATTGAGAAACATCCCAGTTACCGCTGTTGGTTAATCCAATCGTTTGAGAATTATAAAGCCATAAACGATTATCGGCGGGGGAGGGATAAAGACTCATGTTTCCTGATAATGATCCCGGCTGATATTGACTTACAGATAGCGGGCAAAATGATGATGCTATACCAGAAGAATGATAAGATGAAACAGATGTCTGAAAGGTGTAAAAATTGTCCGAAGTACCTCCCTGCCACGTAGATCCATTATTGCGACTAAGTTGAAACCCTAACAACGTATTATTACTCGCGGGACTAATATCATTAAAAGTAAAATCATAACGAATATAACCTTCAGGTAAAACAAATTCCACGAATGTTGGAGTACCGGAAATGACTGTTCTCTCTGTCAGTTCAACGTAGGGATTAAGCGACTGTAAAACGTATCTAGCATCACCCTTTTCACGTGTCATTACCGTTGCGGTATTTGGTGCAGATGTTCCTACGTTATCGAATCTGCCTAGTAAATTGACTCCTTGTATTACGTTTACATTACCACCCGTAGCAATATTAAGGGTGTTGGAGGTTACACTCATGCCAAAATTGTTGCTGTGTAAATTTAGGTGTCTAGACAGATCGGCGGCATTTGCAACAGTTGCTGAAGTTACACTAATTCCAGTATTAGCAATTATTTTACCGAAAAATGTCGAGTCACCGCTTGCTCGATTTATTTCCAGAACTGAGCCTAGACTAGCTCCAGCATCATTGTGTCTGACGATATTAAAGTTGCTACCGGTATTATTATTACTTTCTGCGGAATTGTCTCCCAATC